GAATTCATTATCCCTAGCGGTTGTCCAGCACCACTGCCGTTGACAATGCCGTCATCCAGCCTGAAGCCAAACTCCATCGGGAAGGCTTTCATTAGCCACGCCTCAAGAGCGACAGCATCCTGAAGAAGCTCGTCAGTTGCGTAACACAGCCCGATTAGCTTTTTAAGCTCCAGACTTACCTGACGAAACGCTGGTATTGAAGCAGTTTTAGCTCCTGCCTCAGCCGCCCAATATGACACGATGCCACCAAATCGGCTGGATGCTAGACTGGTCTCGCTGACCGCTGGCATCTTAACTGAGTTATACCCGGCACCAATAGGAATCCGGGTACAACGAGAAGCCAGGACGCCATACTGGTACGTCCTCTCGAGGATAGTCGGGATAAACTGAGGCTCAATCAAGAACCCACCATCAGCCGGTACTCCCTCCGAAAGCCCAGTCGCTTTAAGGACCATACCCTGGTCATTGACTGCCATTCGGAAAAGCCTCTTGTCTATTGCCCCATTCTGGTAGGCATTTCTGATAGCAATAAGCTGCTCGCCGATAGACTTAAAGGGCTTATCCCCCTCATCTTTAGTAACAGTAACTGTGGGCTCGCCATCCCCTTCACCCGGCACAAATTTCCTCTCTGGTTTTTGTAGCGTCTTTATCACTTCGCCAGCAGCCTTAGCCGCTAGTTCAGCGATTTGTTCTGCGGTTAATTGTTCACTCACTTTATTTTACCTCCTAATTTATTTTACCCTGAGCCTTGCGAATAACACTCGTGATTGTGCTATTGATTATCCCTTCAATTTGCTCCAGGGATAGCTTAGGCTCAACTGTTTTTTCTGGTTCGTGTTCGGCTGAATCCAATACCTGTTGTGCTAGAGACTTTATTTGCTCCAACCTGTCTCGGTTCTTTTGATTCAGCACAGCGCCAACCTTCGCGCATATATCAAGTGGAATTTGGCTTCCACGAATGCCCATGATTTCTCTAACTGTATTCCAAGCCTCCTCAGCTACTTCTTCATTCATTCCCTCTTTGACTATTAGGGACTTGGCATAGTTAAGTTCATCCCTGATTTCGGATTGGCTGATGCCCTTTTCCCATGGAGGCTCGCCCTTGTCAAAATCCTGGTAGTGCTTGCCAATATGCGTTTTAGCCCCAGCTATTGATGCTGGAGGGGCATCTACACCTCCCCTGGCTCCCATTAAAATAGCAGCACAATTGACCACTGCCCTCCAAATGCAAGGATGCTCACCGTTTGCCTTGTGATGAGGAAGCTTATAGGAAGTCTTATTCTCAGGGTCGCCTTCTACGATGGCGCACATAATTTTGAGGTCATCTACTTCAGCTTCCCTGACTTCCCTAGCTGCATCCCAACCTGTCCCCTCATCGGCTAATGGGGTGCGTTTGTATGGAATAGCAGCTTTCTCTTCAAGCTTCATTTCTATCCCCTCTTCATCAATTTGTTTACCTGAGTCGTGTTCCTTAACCCAAGCCTTTGCACGAGCCATGGTCCAGTTGAACGGGTCCCTCTTGTCAAACATATAGGTGCGAACTTTCTTTTCCTTGCCACAATAGAGAGCCTTTATACCTTCTTTTTTAGATATGTCTATTGTGGCGGTTACATCGCATTCCCTGACCGGTATTCTAATAAAATCATCGGTCTCTTCAGGTTTTGTGATAAGTTTCTTTTCCACTTCATCACACAGTCCAAGAATTATAGGATTGGCTGATTTTGCCCTGACCCCTTGAATAGCCTCCTGATTAGAAGGAACTAACACCTGAGAAATCTCCAGCAGTTCAACTTCCTGATATGTCCGCTTCGGTTCTTTGTTACCATCGCCATCAATCCATGCTATTGGTATAAATCCCACTGAGAAAGCAGCGACACCTTTCTTGGCAAGGTTGAAAGCCCAATCCGCCTCTTGATTGCCTTCGTTAATGTAATAATGAGGTCTGCCAAGTAGACCCTCTTCAGTCAGTCTCATCTGCTTGAACTCGCCAATCTGCTTTCTGAGATCTCGGTAATCGTGAGAAGATAACAGAATTGGTCTTTTCTTGAACTTAGGCAAGGTCTTCTGCCACGCTTCCACCTTAATGACTTCTCCATCCCGGTCAAGGGATTCCGTTGAAACAGGAATTAGCATATCAACTATGCCCTGTTCCTCATCTACCCCTCTTACCTCAGCCCGAAAGGTCTTGTACCGGGTTTTCTCTTTTAGCTCAACTGCCATAATTAACCTCCCTGATAATTCTAGTATATCACAACTTTGGTTTTTATCCATATTTGTTATACCACAGCTAATCAAGCACACTAAGCCAGACGCATCTGCAATTAACGTGGGCGGGCAGCATGCCGTGAGTTTCTTTGGCTATAAACTCCTCACCATGATAAGGCATACAAATATCACAAGTCCTCTCATCTAACGCAGTATACCACTCTACTTTCTCTATCCCTAATTCCCCATAGCCCTGTAAGGTTCCTTCTTGGGCGGCTGCCATAACTTCAGTCCGCGCCACCATCTGAGCCCTGACCTTATTTGCGTGTGTGTAATATTCTTCTATCCGCTTTGTTATCTTGGGAATTGACTCACCAGCCTCAAACCCAGCCACTAGCACTTCTCGTAACTGCTCAATAGTCGTGCCGTTTAGGAGTTTGGCTAATGTTAGCGACCTAGTAGTAATCCACTCCAAAGCATAAGGGTCAAGGAACTCCTGCTTCATGGTTCTATGGGCTGGCTTCGGCTTTTCCCCTTCCATAATGTCCTTCATAGCGGACTCATAGACATAGGCGATTAAGGGCTTAAAGGCATCCTTAAACCTGTCATTTGCTTCAGCCTCACTAAATAATGCCCCCTCAACTGTCTGTGACCTCTTCAGGTCCTCAATAACTTCCTCTGACTGCTCGTTAAATAGGGTCTTGACCATCCTGATAAATGGCTTCTCCTGCCCTTCAGTTTTAACTTTATATCCTAGCCAATAAAGCTCCTTCTGTTCCTCACTCCAGCGATGAGAAGTCAACTGCTTCATTTTGGCTGTCTCGGGCAGTATAGTCAACGGCAGCAGATAAATCCCGCCCTTCATATCCTCCGGGCTATGACCTAATTGCTTCTGAGCGAATTCACGGGTATAGACTCCAGCCCTTACCATTCTATCGCATTCATCAACTAAAACCGCCCTGTCCTCTGTTACCGGATTGGCAAAGTCCAATTCCAGATTGTCATCAAACAGGGGACATAGTTGCTCATTCAGGGCTTCCTTAATCCGTGTCAATGCTGGCTTAATGGTGTATTTGGCAAAGATGTATTCGTCTGCCTCCGCCCTCGCCCGGCTGCCAACCTCGCTAGCCCCTATCAGGCTATCAGGTATATGATAAGCCCCCAGAATTAGTTTCTTATTAGCATTCCTTAGCTTCTCAAACTCCATATCCTTCGGCGCCAGCGCAATGGTGTTAGCCTTAGCTCCTCCCCAAAGAAAAGCGGGCTTGCGGGCATTCCGCCAGCCCTGATGCACCTCCAGGAATTCCTCACGGAGCTGCTTCCTCTCCTCGGCTGGCGGTAAATCAGGGAACTCCATAATCAAGCCCGGAGTGGCATCATTGAAAAAAAGCCTTTGTTGGTAGCGAGAAGCGTAATATTCGGCGTCAATATCCATAGTCACTGCCCTTGCTGCCCCAGTCCCCCGATATGGATTGGCAGGGTTAGGGTCCATAATGTGGATAACCTCGGGGATTTCAAGCCGGAGGGCATTGCCTCCCCGCCTGAATTCATAATGGGAGATGTATTGCCCCTTGCTGGGGATGATAAACATAAACCCTGGCGGAGCCAACCACATTTCGCTAGGGACTTTCAGCCTGTTGAAATTCAGAACTATAAAAGCCTCGCCCACCAGCCCCAAATACGTCTGAAGCATCTGGAGGAATTGGTATTTCGTCTGGAAGGGATTTACGTAATCAAATAAATCAAGAATGGGGTGGTCTTCTATTTCCTCATATTCTTTGCGGCTTTTCTTTTGATAGAGCATCCACTCGCTATCGGCTACGGAGTTGGCGATGAGGGATACCGCCCCGAACAGCCAGCCTACTTCTCCATAGACTTCAAGGTATTTCTGATAGTTCCAACCCGGAGGGATAGCAAACTCAGAAATGTAACTACCGCCTAGACGATAGCCTAAAAGCCTTTTGAGTTTATCTAAAACTGCCATGTTACCTCCTATATATCATAATGCGCTCACTTGTCAATTTACCATACAGGAGCCGATAAAACCATAAGCGCAATCCCTATCACTCCCCTGATGATGCGTATAGAATGGTGTGATAGCCAACTTTCACGCCAGTAAAGTTTGATGGAAATAATAGCATCAGTGAATAGCCACATACCCGTAAGCCCAATAAGGTAGTTAGTCCAGTTTCACCGCCTGCTTGCCAGTAAAGTCCCAACGGGCTTTCAGATAACATTCACGACTACAATACTTTTGATGCCTTCGTATAGTATCTTTCACAGCTCTAAATTCCTTGCCACATTCCAAACATTTTACAATCCTTGCTCTTTGAAGTTGAGGATAGTGTCTGCCCTTTTTTGAAGAACCCCGACCTGTTCGGTATTCATATCCACATTTCCTTGAGCAAGTTTTGAGTGTATAGTTACCATATCTCGGACAAAACTCCTTACCGCATACTGCACAGGTGATTTTCCTATGATAACCATTAAAATTTATATCATGATTTTGACCATGACATAGTTCACAAAGCGTCTGCCCATTTTCTACTACAAACCTCAATTCAGGATAATCTGCGAAGGATTTGATATGGTGCGGATGTAACCTAATGCTTTTATCGGTTCGCTTATTCGCACCACATATTTGGCAAGTATAATTATCCCTCTCAAATACTTTCAATCTCCATTCTTTGAATTCGGCAGACCTTCTAATTAAAACATTGGCACTTGATTTAGGATTAGCTTTTTTATTAGCTTTACTTATCTTGGCTT